GTGAAAAAGCGGATTGTGGGATAACAATCTTCAGCTGATGCTGGCGCAAGCCGGCGGGCTCAGGGGCACCCTTCCATGATGATCGGTGCCCCGGTTTGGTCAAAGGACCCTAGTGTGTGAACTGCTGGCCGCTGCAAGCGCGTTAGTAGCTCCAGTTGCTGCACTAGTTGAGGAGGGATATTTATCCTTTTTGCATCTGAAATGCCTCATTAAACAAACATAAAGATGTACGCGCACGACCCCTGAAGCTGCAGCACCAGCGCTTGAGGTTTTAAAAACAACGTGCTTCCATGAACAAGATCACAAGAGGAGAGAGACTCCTACAACAACTCACTGACAGTGGAAAATTGACACCACACGGAAAAGATTGGCTTATCGCTGCTCTTGACCCTATGCATGACACACTCCTCCAGAACTTAGGAGGTTGGCCCGATGTATGTGACGCACCGTCCATTATCCGTTGTCATAAAGAATCTGTAACCATAAGTTGTCCTAGTACGGTCACTAGTGGGACTTGGGATGTTGTTATTCAAAACAACCCAATTCTTAACAATAGGTCTTTAAGATCTTTGACCCACTACAACAGTGCCATAACTGGCTTCGTTGGTGCTGGCAGAACATTATCCGCCATCTCTATCCGTTCTTACCGTGCGGATAGTGATTACGGTATCTCCTCACCAGCGGATGACCTCACATTTATCCCAGTGCCCACTAGTATTCTCAACGGCACCGGTAGATTGATAGGCGCCGGTTTTGAAACAAACAACGTTACCGCTGATTTGTACAAGCAAGGTACATGCACAGTGTACCGCCAACCCCAGCCCGACAGACTGGGAGATGTCATCAACTTATCCGAACCTTGGGTAAGTCCTTCTTCCATAAAATACTATTTCAATACAGCCATTCCAGTCCAGCCCATTGTGCATCAGCCCGCAGACCTGAATTCTGCAATGTCTTTAGCAGGTTCACGCCAGTGGCCAGCCGCGGACGGAGCTTATTCAGTGGTTCCATTTGTTTCAACGCATAATCCCGCCGGCTATCCTAGCTTCCAGCAGCCTTTGTTGACGCAAGACTTCGCCAATTTTAAGATCGACGGAGTCATAACCTCAACTACCGGAGACATGCAGACGCCGATTCCGATCACCCTTGACACGAATGAGAATGCCGCTTCATATGCTAACAAGTATGCACCCGTCCATTCCTCCGGCCAAATATTTTCCGGCCTATCTTTGCAGACTAGTTTGACAGTCACAGTCAATTTCTACTATGAATACTTCCCCACCACTGCAGACACAGCTCTTGTGTCTTTGGCGCGGCCTTCTTGTGGTTATGACCCTGTAGCTCTCGAACTTTATTCCCAAGCTTTACGGAGCCTTCCTGTCGGAGTACCAGCCGGCATGAACGGACTCGGAGATTGGTTTGCAGCTGTCATTAGCGAGTTTGCTCCTATGATTGGTAAGATGGTAGGTGTCGTCGTACCTGGCGCTCGTCTACTCGGAAAAGGAATGGGATTAGCAGCAGACCATTACTTGGCTTCGCAGTCCCCGAAGTCTCAAGCTGAAATGAAAAGGATCCGTGAGCAATCACGCGCCAAGAAGAAGAAAAAGACAAGCGAGTCGAAGGACGTGAGATCTTCACGTGCCTTGAAAAGAGAACGTTAATTCTCCATTGAGCGCCCAATTAATGTTGGCCGGGCGCTATATCAAGTTAGGAAACTGAGTCTGACGCTGATGACTCTCCCAAAAACAGCCGGCGCCCTCGTACAGGGCACAGCTCTCCGACCAGAATATGTCGAAGGAACCTAGCCAGTTCTCAGGTCTTATACGTGAAAAAGCGGTTTCCCTGTTAAAGAAACTACCCCCTTTCCCGATTACGGGCTGCGGGTGAATGGCCTTTTAGGTCAACCGGCGCTGAACCGAGCGTCTCCCACATTAGTGGATGCCTCCCATTGTCTCTAGAATGGAAGATGTAGGACATCAGAAAACAGACCCAAGCGGGAGTGAGGAGCGTAAGGGCCAACCTCGAATAAAGTCTCCCGTTGATGCCAGGTATGGTGTCTGCGAATTTCCTCAAAATGGTATAAAATAATGAAGATGATTACAATTACGCAAGATATATTCAAGCGTAACTCGAGCCCTCCAACATTCAACGTTGCCTTACCTAAGGTAGACGAAGTAATCACGATTCAAAATTCAGCGATTATACCACGTGTCGTTTCCCACATAGACCAAGCCCTAAAATATTTGGGATCTAAGGTCTATCAAGGAATCGACCATTGCTTTCGAACCCTGACAGGGTTTTCTTTGCCTGGAACCATTAGCACCGGTTTCCTGGCTTTGAAATACACTGCTGGGTTCTTCACCCTTTCGGTTATAGCCTATTTGGCTTTTAGAGTGTATAGGAATTTTAATAAGAAACCCTACCGTAGATTTGACTCCACAGACATTCCATCAAACCTCCACAGACCAAATTTGTTCGCGCAAATTGACCCTAACTTGGGCGCCCCCAATGACAGCAGAGCTTTCTCCCCTGTCGTATCCCAAGAAGCTGAAGAAGTTCTTGTGGAACTTTGCGACATTGCGGATGAAGTCCTCAATTTAGGAGACCGCCTCTGCCCAGGTTGCAAGAGCACCCACATAAATTGTCAATGTCAGTTCGTGAATGCACACCACTCAGAACTTTACACTAGCTTGGTTTTGAAGTCCGATAAAAAGAAGAGAAAGTTACAGTCACTGTATCGCGAGATTGGCAACGCCACCTTTGCGATCGGTGATCGACTTTCCTTTCCTTATCATAAGGACCTTGAGACTAAGTTGGTTTATGAGGTGGTGGATACATTTATCTGCGCAGACACTAGGCCAACCAACGAGAGCCACATCCGCGTTTCCAATACCAGGATGTATGTTTTTCGGCTGGTTGGTCTTTCGGGAGGATGGTATGGCATGTTTTCAGATTTTTCATTAAGATTAGATGGACACCCAATGCGTGATTTAGTTGTTAGTGAGGACCTCATCAGGAACACAAGAAGAGGTGCACTGACTGGGAAACATCCTGTTTCCCTGTTGGGTTATATAGACAACAGCATGTCCGTCCCCATCAATGACCCCGCAGTTCTTAAATTTGGAGCTTCCATACCGATGGATTCTTATTATATTTGTTTGGCCCTGACTAGCAGGATTTTTGGGCCATATCCTTTAAACTATTAAGGCCAGCCGTGCGCTTGTACTTGAGAGGTTACAGGGCAGAGGAGTGGAGTGAAATCCAATTAGCGAAGTGCTTCAAGCTTCCGTCGCGAAAAGATTTCATTTTTAAACTTATAGAGTGTCCCCCCAGAAGACTCGAAACTTTTGCGGGTACCACTCTGCCCTGCTACTTAATGGATGCTAGTAAACCGGCTCCAGATCACAAGGACAAGCTTACGACGCTGGCTGGCGCTTTCAAGCGCCTGGCAGCTGAAGTCTCATCATTGAGCTTCAAGAAATCAAAAAGAATTGTGCGATACGCTAGAAAATATATTTACCCACAATTCCAAAGCTTCACACCTCAAGAAGTTCCAAGTACGTTAGACTGGATTAATAACATAAATCACCCAGAGAAGAGAAAACAGGAACTCAGAGAAGCTTTTCAGAAAGTTTCAGAGGAAGGTCTTTTTGGCGACCCCACCTCAGACCACAGCGATCCACGAGACGCTTCGAGCTTTATAAAAGATGAATATTACGACGAAGAAAAACCTAGCAGGTGGATCAACTCATCTGCAGACGTTATTAAAGCAGTGTTTGGCCCCGTCGCCGACAGGGCGATGGAATCCCTGGTCGCACATCCTTCAATGATTAAGACTGTTCCAGTTGCGGAAAGGGCGCGAGCCATCCGTGACGACCTAGGGGACAGCACAGTCATTGCACAGTCTTCGGATGCGACTGCCATGGAGGACCATTACGCCAACATACCCGACGCAAATAATGATCCACGCTATAGGATATCTAATGACTTCATGTTGTATCTGATCGGAGATCATGAAGTCACTCGTCGACACATCGAAGCCGTTCGCTTTGCATTTTATAGAACGCCAGGTCTGCCTACAGACCCCGCCCTCCGGAACCGACTCTTTTCAACCATAGAGGATTCAACCACATTAAGAGGGTTTCTCAGTAACATATTGGACACATACCGCCGCTTGAAAATGCGGGAGTTTGGATATGTATTAGTCAATGCTATTTTATGTTCTGGTGAGATGAACACTTCTTTCAAGAACACATCGTCCATGTACATTATGGCCAACTACGCTTCCTATGATCTATCTCACGGCGGACACCCCCATTGTCGTTGCAAAAATGAAGGAGATGATTCTTTAGGAGTGTACCATCCAGGCTGCGAGCCCGATGAGCGTTGGTGGAGTGACCATGGATGGGTCGTCAAGGTTGAGTTCTCTGGCCCCGTCCCTGAGGCTAGTTTTTGCGGACTCGTATTCGATGACCATGATTTGGTATCTGTCCCAGACATTAGAGGAACACTCGCAAAATTTGGTTGGACTGGGCGCAAGTATTTGAGGGCGTCCTCACCGCTACTAAAAGGATTACTCCGTAGCAAAGCGCTGTCAATGGCGTGTGAGTATAAGGATGTTCCGATTCTGGGACCCCTCGCGCACCAGTTGCTGAAGTTGACGTCCCGAGTCCACGTGAGGCAATCCATCATAGACCAGATGAACCAGTATGAAAGAGATAGGTATTTAAACAGCACAAAAAGCGTCAGGTGGAAGGAAAAACCTGACATTGGTTTTCGAACCAGGCTCTTAGTTGCTAGACTTCAGAACATACCCGTCGGATTGCAGATCTCTATTGAGGAATCGTTCCCAACTATTCTGTCTTCATTACAGCCGTTTAGTCTTCCCGAGCTTGACTTTAATCCCGTGTGGATTCACAACATGACCCGATGCAGTGACACACTCGATGTTCTACGCCAAGTCGACATGAACGGAAGACGAAGAGTCGTCAGTTACATGAATAAGGCTGTGAAGACTTTGAAATGGAATTCCCAGAAACCCCGCATGAAGAGACAATTGAAGCTCTTAGAGTCACATAGAATATAACAATTTTGTGAACATATATAGAATAATAATTTTTCCTTTGATCCACCGTTGGAAAAGTGGATCCTTTTAATAGAAGGCGTTTAGCTGAACGCCGACGTTAGAGCCGCTCAATGAAGCTGCACCACTGGGTGTTTCAGCCTCTCTTGAGAGTCCAACGGCAAACCCAAAAATAGAAGACGTCAGGCAAGGCGTCTCAACCCATTCGGTACTGCTGGACCAAATGGGGTCAATTTTTACATCTCCCTTGCTCAACCACATATCTTTCCTTTACAGAACAAGTCCCCCGTAGTAACTTAGTAGCCATGAATGCGAAAGGTCAGGGTATTAGGACCCCTGTTCATTTCTTTAGTTGTAACATAGAATATTATCCAGCATATAACTCGGTCAATAGACTGG